GCCTATCTGTCGGCAGAGAGGGCTACGAGATCGTGAACACAGATGGAATGGGGCTGTTCTTCCATTGCCCTGTAGAGCCAGAGACCGTCGGCCAGTACACCGGACTCAAGGACAAGAACGGCAAGGAGATTTACGAGGGTGACATTGTGAAGGTTTCTTGGTTTTCAGAATTCGGATTCACGGAGTTGGAGTGCGAGTCCGTGGGCGTGATCGAGTACGCCCAAGCGAGATTCCGTATCCGCCTTTGTCCGGGGACCTACGAAGAGGAATTCCTGGAACTGTACAAACCAGAGTCCTGGGATGAGGGCTATTGCATTGAGCAAATCGGCAACATTTACGATAATCCCGAACTATTGAAGCCCTTGAAGGCCAGGGAGGAAAGGCAGGATGAATAAGCAGACGGTAAATGGCATCCCGTATTGTGATTACACTTCGTGATTCGTTATGCCCTCTCCACCTCCGCAGGCAAAAAAACTGTTGGAGCAACTTGAGCATTTGGATCGACGAGGGAGGTGATCTCAATAGCAAAACTCGTTCTTGCTATTATCCTAACTCTCGCAATCCCCACTGTAGCACATTCCACAGGACATATCATTCCAAATCCGCCGAGGACAGTGGTATTTGTACCTCCTTGTAGAGATGTGAAGTTGATCGACCTGGGAGAGTACGTCATCACCGCCTACTGTCCTTGTGAGATGTGTTGTGGTGAATGGGCGAAGAATCGACCGAATGGCAAGGTGATCGTCAACGGCATCGAACTTAGATGGGGATCGTGCGCATCACCCCTGCCACAAGGAACCGTTGTTTTCGTCGAGGGGGTAGGTCAATTCACAGTACATGACTCTACCGCAGATTGGATTGTTGACAAATATGATGGGAAGATTATTGACATCTATTTCGAGACGCACGAAGAAGCCGTGAGGTTTGGAAAGAAGGCTAGGAATGTGTATCTTGTGGAGGTATCGGAATGATTCTTTGGCTTGACGGCGATGAAATGGACTCGTGGGACGATCTTGTTGAACATCTCTTCATGATCGGAGAAGCCAATCCATGTTACGACTATTGGGTTTACAAAGGTGCTTGCTGCTCTAAGAAGCAACTTATCGAAATCCTCAAACCTCTCGTCGAACTGAACGTCCAACTTTATGATGCATGGGGATTGCTCTATGAGTTCAAAGATCTCGATGTGCCCCATTCGATGGAGCTTTTCAAAGAGAAGGTCAAGGCGTACCTTGAGAACCCGATTGGATGGAGGAAGAAGGAATGATCGTTGTTGACCACTACCCTCCCCATCCAGGCGAGATGTTCAAGGATTGCAAAGGTGTCTGGTTCGTGTGCTGCCCTCACTGTGGGACAATCTCGAACGGCGACAAGATAGATCGTTACTTCGAGTGCCCCGAGTGCCTAACAGTCTACGAGGTGAAGGTAGATTCCTGAAAGCACCTGTATTTTCAAGGAGGAATCCGATGCCCCGAATCCTCAGACGACGTAGTTCTCCCGACTATCTTCATTTAGGATTTCTTCGACTTCAGGCTGTTCGCATTAGGCATAAATTGGTTCGAGAGGCACGACACTCGATACCTTTTTATCTGGTGGAAAGGCAAATGGTGGATGATTCTCCCCGCCCACATGGAGGGAGATATCGGAAAAGCAAATTGGCGTTAATCAAAATTGCATTTTGTTCATCAAAGGAGTAAGCCCACCAAGTAGTCAAGTGAGACATGGAAGTAATCCGCAACCTTGATCGCCATCTCGATGCTAGGAGTCCGTTTACCAGATTCCCACAGGCTGATGAACTCTTCGAGTCCATCCTTCTAGCGAGTCCTCGTTGCGTCAACTCGTGCGATTCCCTGAGAGATTTCAGTCTGTCACCGAACATAGCATCGCCAAGTCCAGTTTACGAAAGGAGTGATCTGTTTGGCAAGAAAAAAGAAAGTTACGACAGAGATTGTGGGTTATGATCCTCCTTCTGATCACTCCAAAGATTCCCAAACCCCAAGCGAAAAAGCACTAGCTCTCAAACAGAAAAACGTGCAATTGGAGTCGATGCAGAAGGATCTTGAACAATTCCTCCCGGTTGTTCAGAACAGTCGCCAAACATTGGTTGAACTGTTTTTTGAGGCCATGAAACAGGCCGTTGAGAACGAGGACTTCAAAAATCAGATGATCCAGTGGATTCTCAAACACCCCAAAGACGCTACCGCCGCAATTTCCACTCTGAACGCAGTGGCAAATACAGTCACCCAGCCCGAACAGTTACGGTCAGGTGGTCGCAAGAGGATTCGTCTAATGTTCAGCAAAAACCAGGGGGTGGAAATCACTGAGTAAACGACCTCCGAAACCTGCACCTCAAGCATGTGAAACATGCGGTGAGAAGTTTAAACAGATATACATGCCCAAAGCCAAACGATGGTCTACCTACAGGAATTGCCCTGATTGTCGCATGGAGATTGCGCGACAAGCACGTAGAGAAACCGATACCAAAGAAATGCCATACACTCCCCACGAAGGTAAAGATGGAAAAGGCGGTCAAAACCTAGTCCATGCTTGTAAGAAACCCTATCGTTTGATTCGTGCTGGGGCAAGGTGGGGCAAGGACGTTTGCTGCGTCGCTGAGTTTTGCGCTAGATTCGCAGAAATGCTCATGGAGGATTACCGAGATAAAGCCCTTTTAGCCCCTAGGGTTCACGGATGGATTATCGCTCCCCAGATGAGTCTTACCGATCAGAACTGGCGATATTTCATACGGTTCTTTCCCGCCGAATGGATTGTCAAACTCGATCTGAATGAACGCAAGATTTACACAATCAATGATGGACTGGTGGAATTCAAATCAACATCAAATCCATCCGCGTTGGTTTCCGTTGGTCTTGACATTCTTCTATGGACTGAGATCGACCAATCCGAACAGCCAGACAAAATGCTTGAGGCGTGGGCGAACCTTTTCACACGTCTACAGTCTCCTGGGCGTGGGCCGGGAGGAAAGGGCGGGTTATTTCTAGGGAACTCCACTCCATCAGGACGTTCGATCATGCACAAACTTCATATGGATGCTCTCGAAGATCCGACGAACTGGCAGGAGTTTCATTTCACTACAATGGACTCCCCTTACATTACCGAGAGGGCTTATGAACTCGCCAAGAAGTCCTTGCCTGAAAGATTGTTTCGCCAGATATGGTTGGCTGAATTTCCCGATGACTCAGGCGAACTATTCCCTAACCTTGATAAGATATGCGTAGCAAAAGAGGAAAAGCCTGTTCCGGGCAGAGTTTACAAAGCCGCCTGGGACCCCGCCCGAAAGCAGGACTATTCCGCTTTTGGTATTAGGGATTCGCTTGGTCGCATGGTCTATATGACACGATGGACAGGAGTACCCTGGACTCACCAGTTGAATCGTATTGAGGCTATCTGTCGCCAGTACAACAATTGCTCCATAGACCTCGACAAGACAGGCGTAGGCGAAACCCTTCCTGAAGCTATGTCTCAAAGAGGTCTAAGGGTTAATGCGCTGCATTTTACCAATGAATTGAAGGCCACCATGGTTTCGAACCTATCACTTCTCTGCGAACAAATTTCTATCCAGATGTTTGATGACGAATTTCTCAAGGATGAGTTGAAGAACTATCGTCCCGAAACCTTGTCTAGCGGGATGATTCGATACTCTGCCCCGAAAGGCAAGTTCGATGACTTAGTTACTATGTGTCTCATGCTTTTCAGAGACTTCAACGAACCCTCCACTATCCTTCCTGGCTACTATCACATACTAGGGGCGAAACGCAAAGGGTCAATTACCCCCGCCTAAAGGCGGAGGCTTGAAAAAGCCTAGTTGACTAGCCTAAGCGAAAGCTACGTTACCTGCGAATGTATAGGCACCTTGGGATGCGAGTCCAAGTTCCAAGCTCTGCGTCTGGTGGTTAAACAGTTCTGATGGATAGGAATAGTGCTGCCAGAAAGAAACCGCAGGATAACATTGGCGATGGACAATTCACTCCGAAAGGAGGACGAAACTTGAAAGTATTCGTCAAGAACCAAAGAGGCGAACCGTTGATGCCTTGTAGCCCGAGGAAGGCGAGAGTCTTGCTTAGAGACGGCAAGGCAAAGGTTGCAAACAGAACGCCGTTTACGATCCAGTTGACTATCCCTGCAGGGAACGCCAAACAAGATATTTCATTGGGTGTGGACGCTGGTTCAAAGACCGTGGGGCTATCTGCTACCACCAAAGACGAGGTTCTTTTTGAAGCGGAAGTTGCACTCCGCAACGACATCGTAGATTTGTTGGCGACCAGAAGATCGCTTCGCAGATCTAGAAGGAATCGCAAGACTAGATATCGCCAACCACGTTTTCTGAATCGAAAGAAGCCCGAAGGTTGGCTGGCTCCATCTGTTCAAAACAAAATAGACGCTCACATCAAAGTGGTGGATATGGTTCACGAACTATTGCCTATAGCCAAAACCATAGTCGAAGTCGCTCAGTTTGACATCCAGAAGATTAAGAACCCCGATATTCAGGGCAAAGAGTACCAGCAGGGCGATCAATTGAACTTCTGGAATGTCCGTGAATACGTCCTTTGGAGAGATGGTCACAAGTGTCAAGGAAAGAAGGGTTGTACGAACAAAATCCTGGAAGTTCACCATATCGAAAGCCGAAAGACTGGCGGCGATGCCCCCAACAACCTCATAACCTTGTGCGAGTCCTGCCACCGAGACTACCACGCAGGGAAGTTGAAGTTGAACTTGAAGAGAGGCCAATCTTTCAGAGATGCCGCTTTTATGGGGATCATGAGATGGGCTTTCTACGACCAGTTGAAAGCGAAGTATCCCAACGTCCGTTTGACCTACGGATATATCACCAAGCACTCACGAATAGAACACGGTCTTGAGAAGTCCCACTGCGTAGATGCAAGGTGTATCAGTGGTAATCTCCAAGCGCAACCAAACGTGTGGTACTACTTCAAACACGCAAGGGGGCAGAACCGCCAACTTCACAAAAACAATCCCAAGAAGGGGATTCGCCAAGCTAACAAAGCCCCTAGATACGTTCACGGATTTCAACTGTTCGACAAGGTTGATTACCAAGGGCAGGAGTGTTTTGTATTTGGAAGACGTAACAGTGGTTACTTTGATTTGCGAAGATTGGATGGAACGAAGGTGTCCGCATCGGCAAACGTCAAGAAATTGCGTTTACTCGAACGAGCAAAGATTTTGCTTTGCGAAAGGAGGAAAGAAGCGCATTCCTCCGCTGCCTGAAGTCAGCGGTCTCCTGCGCTGTTATCTATGAAAAAATCTAAAAGTGGTCGGCGTTCCGATCTCGACAATCGCTATTTCCGCTCAACGTGGGAAGCCAATTACGCTCGGTATCTAAACTTCTTGAAGTCCCAAGGACAGATAGAGGACTGGCAATATGAAGCGAAGGTTTTCACGTTTCCAGTAAAAAGAGGTACGACTGAGTACAGACCCGACTTCCTAGTGACTTATTCGGATGGTTCACAAGAATTTCATGAAACCAAAGGTTACATGGATCAACGATCTCAAACGCAGTTGAAGCGAATGGCGAAATACTATCCGAACGAGAAGATTATCCTCGTTGATTCTCCTACTTACAAGAAGCTCGAAAAAATGTTCAGCAGGATCATCGAAAATTGGGAGTAACCCCTTGACATTTTCGCCCAATGAGTATACACTTCACGTATGGGCACGAGTATCTAGAAATTAGGAGGAATCCTCATGTATCTTTTCACCATCAAGTATGGTTGCCGTGATGCTTCCCCTGGTCACTGTGCGATCAAGGCTGACAACGCCTACGAAGCGACTCAGAAGTTCTTCAAGAACTGGTCAGATGACTACTCAACTGGCAAGTGCCAAATACCCCCTATCGATCTCCTGTGGTTTCGTGTTGAGCGATGGTGCGATTCGAAAGAAGTGATTGAGGAGGAGCCGTAAATGAACATCTCCCTAGACCGTTTGTGAATTTGCCCTCCAAGTTGCGAAGGAGTGATCTTGTGAATCCCTGTAACAACTGCCCCTATTTTTGGGAAGAGAACAATCGTTCCTGTAGAGATGAGTGTCAAGAGTACAAGGCTTGGCTTGCCGGAAATAAAAGCAACATGGTAGACACTTTTCTATACGGCCCTCGGATTGAGGCGAGTCCAAAATGACCGACCGTGAGAAAGACTACATCATCGCCAGAGCCATACACCAAGTCTGCGATCCTGAAAATCCCATGTTCAGATGGTGGGATGTTCCCAAATACGGTACCGCTTTGGGTGCAGGAAAGATACTCGAATACGTTATGAGACACCCGAATGCCAAGTTCTCCAAGGCTTTCAAAGGTCTTGCTGACAAACTCATCTACCCCGCTATCCAACCCTTCGCTTGGCACTTGACTCCTGGCGTGATCAAAGAAACTGCTTATCAAGCAGTAAGGGAGTGCATGGCATGACCAACAGAGAAAAAAGGATGCCACTTTTATGAGGTCGCAAGACATTCGATTCCGCTCAAAGGAGTGAACTATCTCGAAGATCGCCATACTTACACCGAAACTATTCCAAGCAATCGAACTGAAGGGTTCTAAGACTGTCGGCAAAGGCAAAAAGGCAAAGACCGAGCAGGTAACGCTTGGTCGTGATCGGATCATCTATGGGGGCGGGGATCGCTATCTAATAGATTTTGCCCACAAATTACAGGAGGATGGGCACGAGGTTCAGGTCTTTCAGTCTTACGAAGGGGTGGAAGGTTACAACGGTAAGTATCCACAGTTTGTATTCAAGGAGTACGAGGGTATTCCAGTTATCTGCATGTACCAAAACCCTAACACTGGTACTGACATAACCAACAGAAACTTCAACCAGATGACTAACGATGCCGATCTCAGGGTCTATTTTGTTACCAGTATGGTTTTCCCCGAAGCGATACATCCCTGCGTGGCAATTTCGCACGGCATATTCTGGGACTCGCCTCATTTTGCGTATCGAAAGTTCACCGAGGAACAAAGAAAACATTGGATGAAGATTCAACTCTTTGGGTTTACACAGCCCGACTATGTGGTGGCTGTAGATCACAACACACGCAATGTGATTCAAGCCATAGAGCCAGGGTGTGAGTCAAGGATATACGTGATTCCTAATTACGTCGATACCGAAGTTTTCAAACCTGCTCCCAAGACATGGGAAGGTATTAGGATCTTGTTTCCTAGACGTTCGACACTTATCAGGGGCTGGAATCTGTTTTCTACCGCAGCGAGAGAACTGCCAGAGTACGAATTCATCGCTTGTGGTGACGCATTGGACGAATCCAAACAAGACGATCTTGAGAATAATGTCAGCAAAATGATCCCCAATCTTCGGCAAGAGCACAGGCACATGAACGATATGGTGTCTCTCTACCAAAGTGTAGACATAGCGGTAATACCTACTTTGGCGTGTGAGGGAAGCAGCCTTAGTGAGATTGAGGCGATGGCCTGTGGTCTTCCGGTGATCACGACTGGAGTAGGAGGAACTTTGGAATTCATAGTTGATGGTTACAACGGCGTTGTGTTCGATCCACATCACCATCGACTAAGTGAAGTGATCAAGCACATTGTTCAAGATGAGGAACTGCGCAAGAAACTTGGTCAACGTGCCAGGGAAACTGCCGTTGAGTGTTTTGACAAACGTTCGTGGTGGAACGAATGGCGCAAAATCATCCCCCCTGCAAAGGAAGTGTAGCATGGATCTTGTTCTCTTGGCAGGCGGTTCTGGCGATAGGTCGGGGCTGTCTTACCCCAAGCCCCTCTTCCCTATTCACGGCAAACCTGTCATCCGAATCTTGATTGATCTCTTTCGGGGTATGCCTGAGATTAACCAGATCATAGTACCCTGCGATCAAGAAGTCGCTGAACACTGCGCTGATTGTGTGATTGTCCCTCCTGGTCGCACCAGGCAGGAATCGGTCTACAACGGGCTACAGAAGGTTACAACCGATAGAGTGGTGATACATGAAGCGGTCAGGCCGTTCATCGCCGAGGAGTTTGCGAGGAAGGTCATGGACACCGAGGGTGATTGCGTGGTGCCTGTGGTTGGTGTTAAGCCCACAATTTACAACACTAACTATGATCGGGAATGTTATGAGGATAGAGACGATCTAAGAGAAGTCCAGTTACCACAAATGTTCGATACTCGAAAATTGCTGATAGCACATCGTTCTGTGGAAGGCAACTATTTCACCGATGATTCTAGTTTGTACTGCTACTACTACGATGATTATCCCGCTCTCGTCGATGGTCTCGACTGTAATCTGAAGCTCACAACCCCCACAGATTTTGCCATAGCGGAGGTCTTATATGATTATTGTCACGGGCGGTTCTAGAGGAATCGGCAGAGCGATTTGTCAAAAGTCCAATGGGGTTTCGTTATCGAGGACACGACCTCCTGATGGGAAATGGATTCGTTGTGATGTGTCAGATCCCGAACAAGTCGTGAACGCATTTCTTGAATTCCACTATGGGTATGGCAAGCCCGAAGCCCTAGTCAATTGCGCTGGAATAGTCGAGCCTCAGTTGATCAAGGACATGGATATTGACGATTGGCAAAAAATGATTTCTACCAACCTGAACGGTTCGCTTTTCTGCATAAAAGAATTCTTGAAATATGCAGATACTCCCATTATCAACATCTCCTCTACCGCAGGAACGAGACCTTCGCCGAACTGGTCGGGGTACTCTGCATCGAAGGCTGGGTTGATCAATCTTTCACTGACGTTGCAGGAAGAACTCAAGCCTCAGAAGGTGTATACTCTCGCCCTCGGTCGATGTGCTACCGAACTCAGGAGGAAGATCGCCCCCGATGAGGATCAATCCAAGATCATGCAACCATATGAGGTAGCGAATTTCGTTGAACACCTGATCCGTGAGAAGCCCCCGTTGAAAGGAGTAATTGAGGTGAGTAAAACGTGATTCATTTCATTCGCCCCGATTCAGGCTATTCCCAGATTCTTGACTCTCATATTGAACCGATCAGGAAACACGTTGAATCTACTGTATCGTCCGAATACGAGAAGGGCAAGACCAACGTTTCTTTTTTTGTGGAGTACGCCCCTAGCGAAGTGTTTATGAGTCACGGGATAGCAGACAAGAACTGGAGAAACCAACATAGGGTTGACAAGTTCAACTACATCTGCGTGTCAGGCCCGATCTGGTATCAAAAATATCGTGGTATCGACCCTTCTAGGATCTTGATGATCGGTTATCCGAAACTAGACCCCATCTTCCAGGGGGAGTACAAGCGAACCCCAGGAAGAAAACGGATACTTCTTGCTCCTACACACACGGCGATTCCTGACGTATCTTGCGCTAGTATGGAGTTCTACCTTGACAGACTCCCCTACAATTGGGAAGCAACGTGCAGTCTCCATCCGGCAAATCGAAGCGACGAGAACCCAACAATGCAAGCACTGGTTGACGCAGATGTAGTAATTGCGGATTGCGGTTCAATGGTTTACGAAGCATGGGCACTTGGAAAACCTGTGATCTTCCCCGATTGGCTTGTGAAAGATGCCATACTGCGTTTTTTCCCCGGTTCCTTGGAAGCATTTATCTATCAATCTGGCATTGGGCTTCATGCAAGGTCTTTTGACGAAATGATAGATATGCTAGGAAGTGAGATTGACAATAAAGTGAACAACCTGATGGAACAAGTGTTCCCGACTGAACTGAGGGGCCGATCAGGTGAAGCGGCTGCCAATAAACTGTTAGAAGCCTCTACCTGATATATCCGTATGTGGCGAAAACGGTGGCGAGAATTGATCAAGGAGATGAGATCGTGAAGCCCGTCATACTAACCAAGAACGCCTGTATGGGCGGCGTTGAAACCATCATAGCCGCTCACCAGAGGAAATACGGATGGCCCGTCATAGTCTGTGGCGGGATCGTCGATGAGAATTGTCCCTTTGAGTATTGCTATGCAAATCATCCAAACCGACTCTCAAAAATGCTGGGTGAGTACGACAGGATCATATATCACTGGCCTCCTCCGTGGGCGGTGCAATCAATATACCAATCGGGACTTCCTTCAATAGAGTACGTCCATCGTTTAGACACAGCCGACTGTGACAAGGGTGTACCCGATCTGATCCTCACACATTCACGCTATATCGCTGATTGGCTCGTGGGGAATCACCTACCCACTGCTCTTGTACCCTATCCTGTGGATACTGAACATTATTCAACTGTCGAAGGTTCCAGAGACAGGATTGGTGGTCACGGTGCCTATACCTTGATCAAGGGAGTGGATATATCCATCAGGGCTGCTTCAAAATTGGGAATTTCTCTGAGATTCTACGGCTCAGGCAAACAACGCGAGTATTTCAGGAGGCTGGCTGAGTTGTATCAAGTGCCCTGTGAACTTCTTCCTTCAGTGAAAGATCCCGCTACGGTACTAGGGGAATTTGAACTGTTTCTTTCGGCTGCTAGGATTGAAGGGGGGCCGCTAGCGATTATGGAAGCTCTCGCCTCCGATATTCCCGCAGTAGCTTCTGACATCCCTGCTCATCTTGAACTGAACGCAATCGCCAAGGAGATGGGCTACCCCGAACCCATTACGATCTTCAAGACCGATGATGTTTCCGACATGGCTCGTGCGATTGCACGTCATCAAAAGGATGTTCATCCTAGAGAGTTCGCTACGGCTTTTACCAGCATGGAGCGTCATCTTGCCGTGATCGGCGAAATCTTGAGAGGATTGTGATGAAATGACAGGTTATGCCTATATAGTCGCCGATTTATTCCATATTGGGCACTTGAATGCCGATGTCGTGATCAGTGATTCGAGCACAATGATCTACGAAGCTTGGGCATTGGGGAAACCCGTTGTCTTCTGTGATTGGCCTTGTCGGTAACGGGGTCAAGACTTGTTAGCGTGGTTCGATGGAGGCCGCTATCTATGAACAGTTGAGGTGGATTGAAAAGTGAAAGAGATCCTAGTCTGGGGCGACATCACCAAGGAGTTTGAGCGTCTAGGAATCAACGGCAAACAAACGTGGTCGGGTTATGGATGGTACGACAGCCCCATGTCCGTGTGGGAACTGAGCGAAGACGAGTTCGCTATCCTGGACAAAGATGATGACGAGGAGCATTGGTATGAAGCCGAATGCGGTTGGCGATGGTGTGATGGTTCAGTTCTAAGTGATTGCAGTTATCGCTTTGGCGTCAACGGTCATTGGATGACGGGTTTCAAGAACGACTATCATCATCGGCACTTCAAGTATAAGCATCTTCTCGAATACCTTTGCGACGAACTCGGAGTTTCCAATGAGAAGAACATCACCGCCGTGTCTATGGATCTGGCCCGGTACAACAACATGACCCTCGCTCAACTGTTCGCCAAATATCAAGGGAGTGAACCCCATGTCTGATTGGCTCACCGATACGATCTCTCGTCACCCCGAATGGGCATCATACCGAGATCCTGTTGACATCAAAAAATGTCGTGACGCTCTCCAACGGTTCATTTACCGAAAGTACCCCCGCCCAACCAGATGATGACGATATGCTGATCTCCAGGGCGTTGGATGAGTTGGAGGAGACAAGGAAGGTAGTCAAAATCAAGGCGAAGGACTTCGGGCTGAAGTGACCTAGAGAGAGGTGATTGATACGAAATTCCTGAAATCGTGGTGGGAACAGTTGTTCCACAAGGAAGTCCTACTTGAACCCACCGATGATGGATTCGTCTTGTGGGTTGAACAAGGCTCCAATGGGTTCTACCTACCCATCCCACGTGATTGTCTGGTCTTTATCGCCAAGCAATTGAACGAAGTGGAGACGGTAGGGAATTACAGACTGTGCTTGGTCGGATTCGATACAACGGATTGCATCTTGATTCCCGGATGGGCGTTCAATGAGGCAAGAAGACTGATTACGCTGAAAGCATTGGAGGAGATGGAGGGAACGCTCTAGGGTCAAGAGCCTTATTAGTTTCATCAACGACAATGATAACCTTTTCCCCGCTCTCTTTTGCCAATAGGAGCGGTCTCTTTTAGAAAGGAGGTGTTCACATAGCAATACCAACCATCACTGTCCATCGTACCCAGAAGTATGCTCGTGAACCGACTAGCGCAACATCAAGATTGATCCTCCCATCGTCCCGTAGCTCTACGCTATCCCCTAACAAAGCTAGGGTCAGAGATGTTCTGACTAGGCTGAGAGCATGTTCCGATGATGCAAGTGCAATCGATTTTCTGTATCACTACCATCCTGACGTGTCTAAGGCTGTTCAGAACTTCCTGCGTACTGCTAATCCAGGTCACACTATGATCTTCAACGGACTCAGAGGTGGGCGCAAAGAATCAGCTGAGAAGAAGTGGAATGAGGAGTTCGCTCCCAGAGTCAATCAAATCTCCAATGCAGGTCTCGACGGATTGATTGACATATTCCACAAATCTGCGATCTTGCGTGGAGGAATGGGGTGCGAGGCTGTTCCTTTCAGCGATCTAAGCGATATCAAAGATGTTTACCCATTTGATCCCGCATGGATCTACTGGGAGAGACAGCCCGACTACGATTGGGAACCGTATCAATATCGGAATGGGTTGAAGGTCTACGTCAGAAGTCAGAACTTCTTCTACGTTCCCACAGATCCCGATATTGATGACCCTCGTGGGAATTTGATGTTCACCCCTGCTCTAGTAGCTATCGACAACCAGCTTCAGACATATGCCGATCTCGCTTTGGTGTTACACAAGGCTGGATATCCTCGTGAGGACATAGAACTCTTGAGAGAGCCTTTGCTTCAGACTGCCAAGGAAATGGGCATGTCAACCGCCGAGGACATTCAGAAGTTCATGGACGACATGATCCACGCAGTCCACAGCGAGTACACCAAACTTGAAGCGGACTCAACATATGTCCACTATGACAACATCAAACTCAATACCACCAAGGGCGCAAACGAACGAGGTGGCGTTGATGTCCGACCGTATTTCGAAGCCCTAGACCCTCAGATCATGAACGCTCTTGGTCAGATGGGTGTATTCCAAAACCGTACTTCAGGGATCACAGAGACTTGGGGTACTGTCCAGTATCGCATCTTCGTTCAGTTGGTCGAATCCCTGAGAAGGGGATCTAAGCGTCTCGTTGAGTCCATAGCCAAAAACTGGCTGAGAGTCAACGGGATTCAGGCGATCCCTCATTTGCAGTGGACAGTCATTGACTGGGAGACAGACAAGACTCGCAAGGAAGTCCAACTTCTCAATCAGGAGTTCTACTGGCTAGCTCAGAAATACGGCTGGGTCGATGCCGACGAAGCTGCGTTGGAAGTGGTCGGACACACGGCAAAAGGTGAAAGGAGCGAAGGTAATAATGAGAGCCGATCCGAGTTTGTACAGAGACGTTGGGTTCAACTCCAAGTCGAGTCGATTGTACGGAACTTACTCGAAAAAGAGTTGCCCAAGTATAGGAAAGCCTAGTCTTTTTTTAACTCCCAAAGGTCAAAGAAAAGCAAAGGCAATTAGTCAGTGTATGTCAAAGTGAACCCCGCCTATGGGCGTTCAAATAATTCGAGGAGGTGAAAAACATAGAAGAGGAAAACAAATTGATTGAGGAAGCATTTGATGCTGTCCAAGAACCTCTCAAGGTCGAAGAAGAGGTAGGCATCAAGAAGATTCCCGCGACTCCCGAACCTCTCAAGGAAGAATCTCCCGAAGAAACTCCCAAGGAGGTGATCCAATCTAGCATCACTGAAACGCCGAAGGATTCCACCCCCGGTGAGTCTGAGATCAACGACTCCAAGGAATCAGAAAGTAGCGAACTAGCAGAAGACGAGTTTGGTGTGCCCACTAAGGCTCAGTTGAACAAGATCAACAAATTCGCAAAGAGGAAGCTCACCAAAGAGGAGGTGTTTGTTGCCCCTGTTAAGTTTGTGGGTGACGGACTTCTCAAGGATCGCGCCCTCAAACTCGACGAATCTCTGCTGAGAGTCTATTTGAAGGATGCCAAGAAAGGCATTGCCTTTATGTTGGATCATCCTTGGGCTGGATTCTTCGCAAAGCCGAAACCCGCCTATACCTACGGACGCTCGTTTGATGCAGCCCTAGTCGAGTCTCCAGGCAACCCTGAAGTGCTTTACGAGAAATTCGTGCTAGAGGGCTGGATTTACATCGTCAGGGGTAAAGAGAAGGACGGCGTTTCCACCGATGAGATCATCAAGGACATCGAAGACGGAACCTTGTTTGATGGGTCTGTTGGATTCTATTTCGAGACCGCCGAGTGTTCGATCTGCGGAAAGTCGATCTGGGAATGCCCACATTGGCCCGGAGAAGAGTATGAGGAAGACGGCAAGAAACATTTCTGCTACGTCATCGCCAAACCCCCGGGTGGACTCATGGAGTATTCGGGAGTTTTCGATGGCGCGTATCCAACCGCCGGTTTCTCTGCGGATGGCGAGGCCGAACCTGCCGCAGTTGAAGTAACCAACATCAAGGATGTGCCAAAAGGCACTGCTTTGCGTTGTGTTTACTCTGCTCAGTACGGACTCCGCATGTACCGCAAGAAAGAACCCAACAAAGAGTCCAAGGAAACTCCGAAGCCCTTGATCGACGTAGAGAGAGCCAAGGAGATCGCTGGTGCCAACTGGCAATCAAAGATCCTCGATATGGCTGACGAAGGGCGCATTCTCAGAGTAGACCTCATTGAAGATGCTCTGAAATGCGGAGTCAAGGCTATGGGTAACGCCTTCGATGCCGACCTTCACAAATCCTTATTTGAGAAGTCCTCGGTTGAAGAGATCAAGCGTTATCGTGATCAGTTCATGCGAAAGGCAAAAGAGGATCTATCGAATGAACGCCAGGTGGTTCCTATGATTGCCACTTCCCAATCTACGACCCCGCCGCTGGCGTTCAAGATTTCCCGATAATCGAAAGGAGTGATGAGTATTGGCTAGAGCAGCGTTTGATCATCTCAGCTACAACGACCTCAACTACCGTTCCCTACCGTTCAAGGCTCATGTATCACTTAGTGCCGATGACGTAGGCAAAGCCGTTACCTTGACTAGCGATTATGAGGTCGGTCTTGGTTCGGACGGCGATCCCCTGATTGGTCGTCTCGACTACATCGACGCTGGCACTGTCTACTGCACTGTTGGAATTGGCGACACCCTCATTTTTGATGGTGTGTCTGGTGCCCTACCCGCTGAGAAGAATTGTGTGGTTGTAAATGGTGCTGGTGCCGTCAGGGTTGCCACCTCTGTTGATGCTGGTTATCCCAGCGACAAGGTAGTTCTTGGTGTAGATTCGTCTACTCGCAAAGTCGTCGTGTTGTTTTAACAGGAGGTGATACATTGAACAAATTCCGAGAGATTTCGATCAACAAGGAACTGATCTTTTCCGCAAAGGAAGAGGCTAAGTCTCTTACTCAGAAACTCGAAGAACTCGATCCCAGTGCTGCGTATATCGGAACTGAGCTTGCTGACCTAGACGCTTTCGAAAGGCAGCTTCTCAGGTTTGGGATTATTCCCCGTACCGATGCCAAACTGGGTGTCAAGTCTTCTCAAATGAATGCTTGGTTCCAGTCTCCCAATACAGACCTGAAGTTGCTCTTTCCTGAGTTCATCGACAGGGTAATTTCCGAGGAACAGATGAAGAACTCCATCCTTCCGTATCTTATTGCGATGGACGTTCCGATTACTGGTAACACCTATAGGGGTACTTTCCTTGACGATGCTCCTCTGAATCAGAAGAGGAAGCCCGTTCCCGTGGGTGCTCCTCTGCCCAAGACGAAACTCGACCTGAGAGACAAGGCTGTCAACATCAACAAGTTCGGTCTCGCTATCGAAGCTCCTTACGAGACAACTAGGTGGATGACTGTTGACGAACTCGCACTCTGGGTTAAGAGAGTAGCCCTCCAGAACGCCCTTGACGAGTCCGAGACCGCTATTGATACTATCGTCAATGGTGACGGCAATAAGAACACCGCTGCGACCATCTACAAGATGAAGGCTGATCTGAACAGTGACGCAACTGCTGGAACCCTTGACTTCAAGTCGTGGCTCCGCTTTGCTTCCAAGTTCCGTCCTTACAAGGTCACAACCCTTGTTGGCGGTGAGATCGCTATCACCGACTTCCTGTCGATGCAGTTCCCCTCGGTTGATCCCGTGAAGTTGCTTGCCCTGATCAGAGAAGGTCAGGAGAACACCATGAGGGTCAAACTCGGCACGAACCTCTACGGTGATGTGTCCCTGTGGATCACCGATCATGCCGATTTCGCAAGTGCCAAGAAACTGATCGGTATCGATCAGAACTTCGCCCTCAAGAGAATCCACGAGACTGGCTCTGCGATCCAAGAGAATGCTCGTTATATCGAGAGGCAGACCGAACTTCTGACTGTCTCCGAGAACGCTGGCTTCTCGGTGCTCTTCGCAAACGCCTCCAAGATCCTCGATTACTCTACGTAATGACTCCCAAGATCCTAGACACTGATTACGCTACTAGGATCAGACACCGACTGGGAGTAACCGATGCCAACCTCTCCGTTGAAGAGATCGATGAGGTATTGCCTGAAATCGAAGATGACTTCTGTTCGAAAGTCACCACATGGGCGACTATCATACAGAACGATTCCGAGGCTAGGCGAAACCTCAGATCCAGCGTGGTATGCAAAACCGCTTCGGCTCTTTGTTCACTTATGAAGGCGAAATACCCCAAGAGAGAACAGGGGCCGAGCGGTTCATTCGAGACTTCGGTTGACTGGGACAAAAGGGAGTCCGAACTGAATATGAAGTCTAATCAACTTCTATCCAAGGTTAAGGCTCCCACAATCTACCCCCCGTTTAGGATACTGTAATGGAACTCCAATACCTCAAGAGGCATGGAGTCTCATGCACTCTCAATCGGGATACCCCAGTATCAGCCGCAGTCTCGCTGAAACAGACCACAAGGGGAACGAACTTCGGACTAAGGGAGTCGGCGCATGAAGGCTGGATTGATCAGTCTGTCACTGTCGGAGAGACTTTCACGGTTGATGATACTTACCTCATATATTCCGTGAATTCTCTCCGACGTGTCTATTCATTCATAGCCATGAAGTGCAACTCCGTCATCACGGTTTCTACCCTCACGGTCGGGGAGGACTCATACGGCAATCCCACGGAGGAGTTTGAGCCTGTAGCGACCGATCAGGATGTTTACGGGCAGATCATCAACGCCAGTTTGAGGGCTACCGACCCTGGATTACTACCTACAACTACGAGGGTTTACACGATGCCAGCCTCCATTTCGGTGAGTGTCTTGGATCGTGTCACTCATGGTTCGGAGAAGTTCAGGGTGGATTGCATAGACGACATTCTCATTGCGGGACTCAAGAGGATACAGGTATCCCCTGATACGAGGGAGGATTAGATTGCACGAAGATAAGCTAGGCAAAGGTTGGCACAACCGAGTTCGATCAATATTGGGGATCAAGAAGTCTTTCCTGACCGACGAGATGATGGAGAACGATCAACTACTGAGCGTTGCCACTCTCGAGCTCTACAAAGAGTTGGGGAAAGACATCTTCACCGACATCCCCGAAACCCCACTGAATCAGGAGATGTACCGAAAGGCCTTCCTATATTTCGTGGGATCAGTAATCGCCAAAACGGTCGGACTTGAGAGCAAGCATACGGAACTTCGACAGAAGGGGGTGATTCATCTATACGCTTTAACGCAGAAGGAGCAAACGCCGAGATCCGAAGAAAATGCGTCGAAGCGATCCTACAAGCTCAAAGAGGTCTCCTAGACGACACTTTAGCCCATGTCAAACTCCCCCAAGCACTCCAAGACTACGAAGCATCAGAGGTCGAAGAACTTGTTCAAGGTGTCTTGACTTGTTCTGTGATCGGCGGGGCGTGGGCGGTCATGGACGAGTGGGGTACGGGATCAAAGATGGATCTGAACAACCCCTTTCTGGATCAATACCGGAACTCCGACCTCTGGAACCCCGCAAGGAAAGACACCGCAATCAGGACTCGACCTCAAGGCGAGTACACGGACATCTTCGGTGAGAAGAGATACGCAAAGGGTAACAATCCGGGTTTCAATCTGGAACGCACCGATTATCCGATCACACTCACCGAACCCTCACATGCGATGTCTCAAGCGATTGCCTGGCTAAAAGGTCACGACTTCCAACTGATCCTCCAAAGAATCCTACAGGAGATCGATCTCGGCGCATTTCTGGAAGTGGAGGTGAGGGGATATGTACGATCCTGAAGGCGATCTCAATGCTGTGTTTTCTATCTTGACAAGCGACTCTACTCTAATGGCGTTGTTGGGATGGAAAAGTGGCGATCTGAAGAGTCCGTACGTCTGGAAAAGCAGCAAATATCCCTACACCACCCCCAAGGCTGGTTCGAGGATATTGTGCTACTTCGACCCTTCGAGATCGGCCAGAAACCCTCTGATATCAGAAGAGATTCTTCGAGTTGACTGCCACTACCCTGACAAAGAAGCAGACACGGGTATGAAGATCCAAAAGCGGGTTAGGGAGTTGCTTCACCTCAAGACGGTCAACGGAAAGCAATTGTGGTGGGCTGGACAGATTGGCGATCTCGCTTCGACAGCGAATTACAATTGCCTAGCCGTTCGTTACAGATATTCCATTGTGATCTAGAAAGGAGTGATTTAACATAAGAGACTTTATTCCGATTCGCGCAGGCAAACTAGCCTACAGGAAGTACGACTCTGATGGCACTCTCGGTACGGAAGTACATCACTACCCCGTTATCGTCGAAAGCGCAGCCACCAACTTCGGATTGACATCTACCAATGTCAATGACGGAAACTCACTGTGGTCTGCCAACTCCATCGCTACGGGGTTCGAGCCTACCCTTACCCTGACGCTGAACTCGTATTCTCCAAAACTCCACTCTGACCTTTTGGGTGGATCGTTTAGCTACTCTGCTGCTGAGGATATGTTCACTGTCGGCGAGGAAGGGCTTATTCCTTCAGAAACCCCTTACACGGTAACTCTCGACCATTCCTACAAAGCGAATGGCTTCGTTGCTGTGTGCGGGACTGACGGATCTCCTTGGGTCAAGACAACCACGGTCACTGCCCCAAAGCAGTATTCGGTTTCGGGCGACACCCTGACGTTCAGTTCTGCTGATGCTGGTGCTGAGATCTATGCAACCTACGAGTGGAAGTCCAACGACGCTTCTCACATGGAGATGCCCACAGACATCAATCCCGCTACTGTTCAGTTGCTGTTGTCCAGCCAAGCCGAGCCTTCGACTGGCGGAGCCTCCAAGACAGTGAACCTTACGTTCGACAAGGCGAAGGTTACGGGGGAGACCGCTATTCCGCAGTTCTCGAAGACTCCTGGGAACTGGCAGCTTCCGTTTACGATCCTCAAGCCAAGAGCAACCAAAAAGGCCGTGGATCTGAAACTGGGATAACAAATTGGGGGCGGGAAACTGCCCCCTCATCTTTTTGGAGGTGACACATGGATCTCAAGACTCTTTTGGGAGTAGGTCAGAAATATGGTGACTACACGATCCTCCCTCTCACTCTCAAGGACATTGCAGAAGTCGAGGAGCAAGAATTGGCCATACTTACGATCAATCCCGTATGGGCTTTCACGGATAAAGAAAGAGGAGAAAGATACAAAAGTATTTTCGCCAAGTGGATAGGTCGAAAGATTTACAAGGACGGCAAACCCGTTACCCTAGACGAATTGATCAAATCCGAATTTCCTATGCCGTGGTTACACGAAATGATGACGATACTACTTGATACCAGCGGTTTTCAGTCGGCCCCAAAGATGGAGAGCAACAAGAAGTAGATTGGGCAGATACAATCTCGATGTTACTTGTGTTCACATCCGAGACCAGGGAGTCACTGAGTAATTGGACTATACCTGCGTTGAACGGAATACTTCAACCTTTGGGGCGTTACATCCATCTGAAGGTGTTTCAGGAACTACCTCCTCCGCAGCGCAAGGGCACAATCGAGGACTTCGAGGCGTTGGCGTTGGGAATCAACGGGATCTTTGTTTAGTTTGACTATCTTTGACTTTCGATCCACTCCTTGCTCAATTCGGCTAACTTCAATTCGGCCTCCTGTAGATGTTCCGACCCCTTACGAAAGTGTTCCGAATCTCTAGTCTGGAAGTACAGTTTTATCTCTTCCGCTGATTCCTTCATCTCGTTGCCCCACTCGATGGCCTTTTCGTGAAAACGCTTCAACTCTTTTGGCGGTTTGAGTTTGCCTATCAAATTGGATGCTGAGACAAGCGATTCGCAATCAGTGATTCCCACTTGAACCTTGTCTTTGTTTTCCCACAGTAGAGGGTCTTTGGTGAGTATTTTTACATCGTCAAGGATTTGTTGATACAAGTCCCGTATCAAGTCTCGCAGACCCGATAAGTCGGAGAGGTATTCCGATTTACTCTGACTGCACCCCGACAGCAGGACGACAAGGATCAGGACTGGGATTAGTTTCCTCATATGACCACCCCTTACAGAATACGATCAAAGTTTGAATTAGTCTACCCGGTTAGGAGGTGAGATATGCCCGAAGATAGTGTCGTAAGAACAATGGCGGTCATTTCCATGTCTTACGAACCTGCCAAGAAAGCCTCGGAAGATTTTGGCCGCACACTAGCTAAACTCGATACTGATTTAGCTAAACTCCACGCAACAGCAATGAAAGGTCTCAACATTCCCGACCTCGCAACCGTCACGCAATTCGTCCAACAGATGAGATCTGCGGTTACATCAGGAAGGCAGTTGACCGAAGAAGAAAGAAAAATGATTGCTGCCGCCGAGCAGTATGCGTTTATTCAGGGTCAAAATGTTGCCAAGCAGCAGGCGATTACCAAGGCCATTGCCGACCAAGCGAAAACCATGCAGACTTTAGCGACCATAGAGGCGCAACTCGCCGCTCAGAAAGCATTAGCCGAACAAAAAGCCAATGAGCAAACCTTCCTTAGAATACCTGCGCTCCAAGCTGAACTAGCTGCGATGCAACTTACGGTTGCCAACAGGGGATTGGAAAGTTCTGAACTCGCCCTCCAGATCAATCTTGAAAGGCAAAAGATCAACCTCCTAGAGCAGCAGAGGGCAACGGGTACTCAAATTACTGCTGGCATGAGGGCACAAACCGCTGAAATCGAGAAGAATGTAGCGGTTCTGAAGTCCAATCTTCGTACCGCCACAGCAGATATGGGTGTCAATAAAGTCGGCGAGACCTTCTGGGAAAGGCGTTTTGGTTGGTTCGTGGCGGGAACGGCGTTTTACGGCAGCATGAGGTTAGTTCGTGAAGCTATAGACAACATGGCCGCTATCGAATCGAAGATGACCGTTATCCGAAGGATTTCCAATGAGGCCACCGCTGATTTTGGTGAGATGCAGAAACAACTACTCGATCTTGGTGTTGAGTTGGGTCAGACCTGGGAGGACGTATCCGATATCGCCGTTTCTTGGAGTCAAGCGGGTTACAATATGGCTGACACGCTGGAACTTACCAGAGTCGCTTTGTTGGCGATGAACACCGCCGAACTCACTGCTCAAGAGGCAACCTCTGGCATGATCGCTATCATGGCTCAGTGGGGTCTCGAAGCCAAGGAACTCCTACCAGTTCTCGACAAGATCAACAGGACGGCTGACGACTACTCTGCCTCGTCCTCGGATCTGATCAATGGTCTGTCTCGTAGTTCAGCGGCAGCAAAACAATTGGGTATGAGCCTCGATGAGACCATCGCCCTTTTGACGATCCTCCGAGAGGGTTCGGGCAGGACTGGAAAAGAAGTGGGTAACGCACTTAACACCCTCCTAGCTTACATCAAGCGTCCTATGACTCGCCAAGCACTTGAAGATATAGGTATTAAGGTATGGGCTGACGATACCGAAACTCAGATGAGGAACGTCATGGACATTTTCAAGGACGTTTCTGCGGCTTGGAATGGCATGTCGGAGGATGCCAAGAAGTCTCTTGCGGACTCCTCCCTTGACGTAGCCAACTACTCGGATCAAGTGGAAGATTTGACCGAGACAACCAAGGCTCTTACGCAAGCCGAACAAATGAGATTGGGTCAAGCTATGGCTGGTGTTCGTCGCCAAAACTACCTCAATATCCTCATGGAGGGCTTTGGAAAAACTCAGTCCGTGATCCTGAACATGGAACGTGCATTGGGATATTCCGTTAGGGAAAATGCCATGTACCTCGAAACCTACGAAGGCAAGGTCAAGCAGTTGAAAGCTGCGTGGGAACAAGCTTCCACATCTCTTGCTCAGTCGGGCTTGTTTGATCTCCTCAAGAGTGGAGTTGACACTGGCAAGACGATGCTGGACGTGTTCAACGCTCTCCCCGCGCCAATCAGGGCGGCTACCACTGCTTTGTTGGCTTACAACGCCGCTCTGCTCATGACGAAAATGCTTAAGAACACCCTGGGTCTTGATATCGCTGGCGGTTTGGTGAGCGGTATAGCAAGTCACTTACCATCACTAGCAACTTTCCTTTCTATGGTAGGCAAATTCGCCTTCCCGACTATTTTAGGACTCACAATGGGTGTGTCACTTGCTCGTGAGATCCAAGAAACAAATAGGCAAATGAGGGTTATGACCGAAGCCTACCACAGTGCCGAAGAAGCCCTCGCAACCTTGGAGGAAGGCACAGAAGAGTACAACGAAGCCCAAGAAGATATGCAGACAATCATGAACGCTATCGGAAACAAATTTCCGCATCTAGTGTTGGCTGTAGACGAACTTGGGAACGTCACCCTTATTGCCGCAGACAAGATGAAGGGTCTCAATGAGGAAGTAGAAGAACTCGTCAACAAAGAGAAACGCCTTGAGGCAATCAAGAACGAAATTGCCGAAATCGATAAAGCTATAGCGTCAGTTGAGGCGAGGAAATGGACTCCCCAAGGAGAAATGCCGGGAGATCGCCCTGTTGAAGAAGGCGGGATTCCAGAGGAATGGGCGTTCTTTGATGCCATAGCAGGTAGGCGCAGGCAGTTGGAATTAGGTCGAGAAGCTGCCAGACTACAAGAAGAAATAGACGTGGCCGAAGGGCGAATCACCCCATCGGGACTCCCCTTCGACTACAAAGCTTGGGAATCTCGTTTTGAAGATGTTCTAAAAATGGCTGACAAGTACAATCTCAGCATGATAGCCATCCGTGAGAACGTCCGGCTGACCGCTCTTGAAGAAGACCGTTTAAGAGATTCAATGGCTTCGACCGCCGAAGTTGAAGCAGCCGTTTCTAGAAGTGTTTCCGCACTCGCATCGGAGAATATTGAACTCAGCAAAATCAACGCCACATTGTACGCAGAACTCGATCTCTTGAAGAGCATGCGAGAGGAAGCGCAAGCGGTTATCGCCTCTCCCGTCACTGACGAAGCACTTGAGAATGCACGACGAGCATATGATCGGGCGCAAACCGAGATCGAGTCTCTCACTCGCGAAATTTCGAACAACACCATCAAAATCCGTGAGAACGAGATTGCCATTGAAAAATCTGGTAGGTCAGTCAAGGAATACTACGAAAAGATGACTCAGGAGGCTAAGAAAGCCTACGAGGAATCATACAGACTCACCCAGAAGACCTTCGACCACCAGGTCAGGATGTTCAACACCTCTAGGGATTTACAGATCGCCCACCATCGTTCTCTGTTGAGTATCTACGGAGACAATCAAGAAAAACGTTGGGAGATTGAAGAGAACCTTCAGAGACTGTATCGAGACGCTCTCGAAGAAGAGACCGATAGGGTCAAGGAGGCTTATCGGGATCGCCTCAAAGCCCTCGAAGAGTCGATGGACAAAGAGATTGCCAAATATCAGAAGAAAATTGACGCTCTCGATGACATCGAAAAGAAGTCCGACCGTTCGGAAGCGGCACGTCAACACTCTGAGAAGATCAAAGAACTTGAAGAGAAGATAGCTTACGAACGTCTCAGGACGGGTATTGAACATGAACGAAATATAGCTGACTACACCAAGCAGATCCAAGAAGAGAATATCCGTTGGGAACTCCAAAGAGAAAAGTGGGCTAGAGATGACAAACGTGAGGGTTACGAGGAAGAGATCGAAGATATCAAAAAGTCTTACGACAAGAAACGTGAAGAACTCGAAAACGCATGGAAGGAAACGGAAGCCTTCCTGAACAATGAGTTTGTCACCGTTCTCTCAATGGCCTCTGTATTCGATGACTCGTGGTATCAGAAGGGTCTCGACTGGGCTGACCGCTTGGTTCAGGGATTCCAACAGGGAATGTCCGGGTTTGAACTGGGCGATATGACTGGTGATATCAGGCAGTACGTTTCTCGTGCTGGTAGTTCCTCTTCGTCTCGTGCTGCAAATGAAGCCCTTCTCGCAGCGAAGAAAGCATGGGAACGCGCTCACGCATCTGGTGATACACAAGGCATGAGGAATGCGGAGGCAGCTGCCAAAGCTATTCGTGCTTCTCATTCCACACTCGACCCTCATAACCAGATGTCGGCTGATGAATTAGAGGCTGCCATCAGAGGAGCGTCTTTCGACACAGGTGGTTTTGCGCTCACTGGTGGTTGGGCTAGGTTACATCCTGGAGAGTTGGTTCTCAAGGCTGATATTTCCTCTGATATCTTGAAGAACCTGCGCACTTCCACTTCTACAAATAAGGTGGTCTACAACATCACTTCTCCCCTAGTCAGGTTCGACCGCGTTGAAGTGAATGACCGAGCAGACGCTGACTACATCATCACCACTGTTGACCGACACATCAAAGACATTATGAGAGGCAAGGGAGGAAGTGCGGCTAGCTAGAGCTGGCCCCTTCCTCTCCCCATTTCTTCCTACAAATTCCCGTAAAGGAGTGTGATGTTTATTGGCTTTGATAAAGATTTACATGAACAACCCGACCGCAGGAGGCACCAACGGCACTGTGCCTTCTGAGGGCACTGAGGCGA